TTGAAGAGAACATGAAGGATGGGATTCTCAAAGACATTGCTATGAAAGTTAGTAAGATGGGTGATGCCGTTGGTTTTACTCAGGAAGATAAGTACAAGAGTAAAACTAGAGAAGAGATAGCTAAGAAGCCAGTTCCTGAGAAAAAGCGGGCTGGAGGTATGGTTGGTTCCGCTTCTAAGCGAGCTGATGGTATTGCTATTAAGGGTAAGACCAAAGGAAGGATTGTGTAATGGTTCGCGACCACGACGAGATCTACGACGAACTTTTGGAAGAAAAGAGACTTGAAAGCGTTCGGGGTCAACAAAAAAAGGGCTCGACAGCAAAACCTTCTGAAAAAAATCCTTCGCCTAGCGAAGATATGCAGTACCCCACGCCAACACCAAAGAAAACTAAATCCGTGGTCAAAATTGCGGCATTGCGTGCAGGCGGTTCTGTTTCTTCTGCCTCCAAACGTGCAGACGGTATTGCTATGAAGGGTAAAACGAAAGGCCGGATCGTTTAATGTATTTGACAAGCAACATTCCTTATTTCAAATGTTGGGTTAGAAAAGAGTTTACAAATGGGCATCAGGGGTATCACGGGGAGTATGTGCATGGGCTGGCGGTTGCCGTTACAACAATCCCTGATAGATGCCTTAGTTTTCAAGTCATATTTACTGGGTGTGAAGCAGATGATGGTAGTCAACCAAATGTACATGGCGGTGCGATGTGGGCAAGGATGCCGATTACCGCTTTGGTTGGAGACATACCGCTTGAGCAATGGCCTGAGCGTATGCAAACCCATCTGGCACAGCCTTGGGACTGTAGTTCGTATAATCACGGGGTTGTTAAAATTGATCGGGCGCAACCCTCTCCGTGGCTTTGTAAAATTAATAACGAGTTTCACACTGGGCGGTATCTGTTCACGGTTGACTATGCTGAGAGCGAGGTTTCAGAAGACCCGTCCCAGCATAAACAAAGCCATGTGCTTATACTGACTGATGCAGGAAAATGGACAGGAAATATAGTGGCACTACCGAATAATCGAGTGCGAGTTACCAGCCCAGCGTATTGGGTTACTGGGCAAGGAGCGCCTGATTTTAAACCCAGCCAATGGATTCATTGTGCAGAGCAGGATGATTCGTACATGGACCCAGAGGTAACTTTTAATAACTTGTATAAGGAGTCTAAGAAATGATGAAGTCCAAGATGATGGCTGGTGGTGGGATGATGAAAAAGGGTTATGCCTCTGGTGGGATGCCGATGGGGCCAGATGGTAAGCCTACTTTTGTTGGTGATGGCAAAGGCAAGATGGCTAAAGGTGGTATGGCTAAAGCCAAAATGGGTCCGTCTAAGATGGGCAAAGTGGCGACTGGTAAACCTGCTATGGGCAGCGCTTCTAAAAGAGCAGATGGTGTTGCTGTAAAAGGTAAGACCAAAGGCAAGGTGCTAGCTGGTGGTGGCATGGCGAAGTCAAAAATGATGGCTAGTGGTGGCAAAGCCAAAATGATGAAGTCTGGCGGAGCCTACTAAATGCGCCCAAGCCGGGGTATGGGGGCTATGAACCCCTCTAAAATGCCTGAGCCCAAGACGGTCACCCGTAAGGATGATCCGGATGAGGTTGAGATGTATGCCAAGGGCGGCGAGTCTCGTGTAAATGAGGCAGGTAATTACACCAAACCCGGCATGCGTAAGTCTATATTTGAGCGGATTAAGGCTGGCGGTAAGGGGGGTGCTCCGGGTCAATGGAGTGCCCGTAAGGCTCAAATGTTGGCTTTGCAGTACAAAAAGGCTGGCGGTGGGTACAAGTGAAGTGGTCAGACAAGCGCAAAAAGTCAATTAACTGCGATAGCCCAAAAGGGTTTTCGGAGAAGGCTCATTGCGCAGGAAGAAAAAAGAAAATGGCTGGCGGTGGATTGGCTAAGTCTCAACAATCCCTAAAAGCGTGGACCGATCAGAAATGGAGAACTAAAAGTGGCAAACCTTCTACGCAAGGACCGAAGGCTACAGGGGAAAGATACCTCCCAAGCAGCGCCATCAAAGCGCTCTCCCCGCAAGAGTACGCCGCGACCACCCGTGCCAAAAGAGCCGGAAAAGCCGCAGGAAAGCAGTTCGTCGCCCAGCCTAAAGGGGTGGCTAAAAAAGTTGCTCCGCATAGGAAAATAGGATGAAGAACTGGATTAAGTCAGCCATCAAAAAGCCCGGTGCGTTAAGAAAGTCTTTGGGGGCCAAGGCTGGTGAGAAGATCCCTGCCAAAAAGTTAGCGGCTGCTGCTAAAAAACCCGGTAAACTGGGTCAGCGTGCTCGCCTTGCCCAAACTCTGAAGAAACTGAAATGACCACAATTGGAACCGAGTCGTTTAACTTAGACCTCAATAACCTTGTTGAGGAGGCGTTTGAACGGGCGGGTTCCGAACTCCGTTCGGGCTATAACATGCGTACAGCCCGTAGGTCACTTAACCTTTTGACAATCGAGTGGGCTAACCGGGGGGTGAACCTATGGACGATTGAGGAAGGCCAAATTCCACTGGTGCAGGGGCAGGTTACTTACCCTCTTCCGAACGACACCATAGACCTGATTGAGCATGTAGTTCGCACAAGTAACGGGGTTCAGTCTACGCAGACGGACATTAATATCACGCGGATCTCTGTATCGACTTATGCAACAATCCCTAACAAGATTACACAAGGCCGACCAATTCAGGTTTGGGTAGACCGTAAATCTGGTAGCACCGCAAGGACAGGGATAACCCTAGCTGCAAATATTGCCGCTACTGACACGACTATTACTCTTTCCTCTACGGTTGGTCTGCCTGCCACAGGCTACATCACAATCGGTGCTGAGACTATTAACTATACAAACTACGCCTCAAACCAATTGCAAAATTGTTTGCGTGGTCAAAACGGAACCACTGCCGCAGCGCATACTGCTGGGGCGGCAATCACGGTTCCCGATCTACCTAATATAAATGTCTGGCCTGCCCCGGATCAAGGCACGGCTTCTAGCCCGGTTTACACCTTTGTTTACTGGCGTTTGCGTCGTATTCAAGACGCTGGCAATGGTCTGAATACCCAAGATATACCCTTCCGGCTACTGCCGTGTATGGTGGCTGGTTTAGCCTATTACATCGCTATGAAGATCCCAGAAGGGCTTGCTCGGCTAGAGATGTTAAAAGCCTCTTACGAGGAACAGTGGATGTTAGCTTCCGGGGAGGATCGTGAAAAGGCATCCGTGCGGTTTGTGCCGCGCAACATGTTTATCGGTAGTGGTGGGTACTAATGGGTAATAAGTTTTCGTCGGGCAAGTATTCGATTTCGCAATGCGACCGATGCGGTTTTAGGTACAAACTAAAAGAACTTAGGCGGCTGGTCATTAAGACCAAAAACATAGATATTAAGGTTTGTAAGGAGTGTTGGGAGCCGGATCAACCGCAGTTATCGTTGGGTATGTACCCCGTGTACGACCCCCAAGCTGTAAGAGATCCACGCCCGGACACAACATATTTTCAAGCAGGTCTTAGTGGTTTAGGAACAAACCCCGATGCAGGCCCAACTGAGGAAGGTTATGGGACGCCTACACAGGGTAGTAGAATTGTAGAATGGGGATTTAACCCCGTGGGATTTAGTAACCCGCTGAAGTTGCCGTTCCAGACGAACAAGTTAGTGGGGGTGGGTGAAGTTGGTTCAGTATCAGTGACAATAACTTAAGGAGTATAAGATGCCTTCACATATGGACAAATCAAAAGACAAACCGATGATGGAAAAGGTTGCTAAAAAAGCCGTCAAAGGTCACGAAGTTAAGATGCACGGAGTTAAAAAAATGGCTAAAGGCGGCAAAACCAATGCCCAGATGAAGCAACTTGGTCGCGGTCTAGCCAAGGTAGCCAATCAAAAAGTATCATCCTTTACATATAAAAACTCCGGAAGGGGTCGATAATGGATAAAGTGATTGGGCGTGTGGCACAGCCTGTGCCTATGAAGCCGGGTCAGGATATTTCTGGAAATCGTATTCCGGTAACGGGCAACGAGGCTACTTTTGGTCATAACGGCTACCCAAATGATGTGCCTAGCACTCAGACGGTTAAAACTCGTGGCACTGGGGCGGCTACAAAAGGCACTAACTCTAGTAAAAAATTGGGGTAAGTTGTGAACTACTCAACGCTGTTTCAGACCATTCAAGCGTATGCTGAGAATAATTTCCCAGATACGGTGGTCGCGACCACTACGGCTACGACGACATCTTTTCTTACAAAAGATCAGGTGGATACGTTTATTCGTCAGGCCGAGCAGAGGATCTATAACAGTGTTCAACTCCCAGTTTCTCGGGAAAACGTAACGGGTAACTGTACAAGCGGAAATAGGTTTTTAACCACCCCTACAGATTGGCTCGCTACATTTTCACTAGCCCGGATTGACGCTAATGGGTCTCAAGAATACCTGTTGAACAAAGATGTTGAGTTTATTCGGGAGGCTTTCCCAATTCCTACCGATACAGGTGCTCCTACTCATTATGCTATTTTTGATGAGAACACTTTTATTTTAGGGCCGACTCCTGACGCAGATTACAACATGGAGTTGCACTACTACGCCTACCCAGCCTCTATTGTGACTTCTGGTACAACTTGGCTTGGTACTAACTTTGACTCGGCACTTTTGTATGGATCGTTACTTGAAGCCTACGCCTTTATGAAGGGTGAAAAAGACGTTAACGATAATTACGTAGCCCGTTATAATGAAGCGCTTGCCATGTTGAAACAACTTGGTGAGGGTAAAGACCGTCAAGATATGTATAGAACTGAACAAGCGAGGTATCCAGTCCGATGAGCACTATGAGCGAAGTAGCCTTTCTTTTAGGGGGCGCAAATGTCAAGGTTCTTACAACGCAAGGCCGAGGGTTTACACCAGAGGAAGTTGCCGAACGGGCCTTGGACAAAATTATTTCTGTAGGTTCGCAAACGCATCCTGCTATTAGAGATCAAGCAGAGGCGTTTAAAGATCAAATCCGTCAGGTTTTGGTGTTTTATATGAAGGAAGCCATTAAGTCGCACCATACGACGTTGGCTATCAAGTTCAGGAACGCAGGACATCCTGAGTTTATTAAACTTTTAGATGAATAAAGGAGCCTAATATGGCTATCACGCAAGCAATGACCACCTCGTTTAAGGCCGAACTTCTTTTGGCTGTACACGATTTTCGTCCCTCAGCGGACACCGGAGCAGACGTTTTCAAACTTGCTCTGTACACCTCTTCAGCAACATTGGATGCAAACACAACTGCATATACATCTTCTAACGAAGTTGGTACTTCTGGCACTAACTATTCGGCTGGTGGACAGGCACTAACCAACACGGGTGTAACGGCAACCAACATTAACGCCAACACCGGTACGGGTTTCTGTGACTTTTCCGATGAGACCTTTACGAACGCCAACTTCACGGCTCGTGGTGCGCTGATTTATAACAGCACTCCTTCGGCAAATAGCAATGCTAATACCACGCTAACCAATGCATCAGTTTGTGTGTTGGACTTTGGTGCTGACAAAACCGCTTCGGACGGTGACTTCACCATTATTTTCCCGACCAATGACTCATCAAACGCAATTATTAGGATTGCTTAAATGGCCTTTGTTTTCGCAGATAGGGTTCAAGAAACCTCGACAACAACCGGTACGGGTACGATTACTCTTGCTGGTGCGGTGTCGGGGTTCCAGTCATTTTCCGCCGTAGGAGATGGCAACTCTACCTATTACGGGATTGTTAACGCTAACGGTGAGTGGGAAAATGGGGTTGGCACATATACGGCCTCTGGTACCACACTTTCCCGATCAACTGTGTTGTCGTCTTCAAACAGCGGCAATTTAGTTAACTTTTCTGCTGGAACAAAAAATGTTTTTGTTAATTACCCTGCTGGTCGGGCTGCGGCTTACGATACAGCAACTCCTTCTACTGGATCTTTTAGTATCCCAGTAGGAACGACAGAAGAACGCCCAACAGGTGCGTCTGGGATGATTAGATACAACACTACGGTAGGAATCCCAGAATGGTATGACGAATCATCTTCGTTATGGCAAAACTTTTATTCGCCGCCTGTTTATAATGTTGAATACTTGGTTGTTGCTGGTGGTGGTGCTGGTGGAACAACTTATGGTGGTGGCGGCGGTGCTGGCGGTTATCGTACTGCAACCGGCTACTCTGTTTCAAAAGGAAGTTCTTACACGGTAACAATTGGGGCAGGAGGGACCGGTTCAGGAAATCCCGGTGGTAGTGGTGGAAACTCTGTTTTTGACACCATTACATCGGCCGGTGGTGGCGGTGGTGGTGGCAATGGCGATAATGGAGGTTCAGGCGGTGGTGGCGGTTACTATAACACTACGGCTGGCTCAGGAAATACGCCGTCTACCTCTCCTTCCCAAGGAAATAATGGAGGAACAAATACTGGAGAAGGATATGGAACCGGAGGTGGTGGTGGTGGCGCCGGTGCCGTTGGTGGAAGCACAGGAGGTGCTGCACAGTCGGCTGGAAATGGTGGAAACGGAACTGCATCTTCAATTTCTGGAACATCCGTAACTTACGCTGGCGGCGGCGGTGGTGGCGCAAACTTTAGTGGGGCTGGAAGCGGAGGTACTGGCGGTGGAGGAAACGGCGGGTTTAATGGAACAGGGTCTGCTGGAACAGCCAATAGTGGCGGTGGCGGTGGTGGTACAGGGCTAAGTTCTGGGGCTGGGGGTAATGGTGGCTCTGGTATTGTAATCATTAGTTATGCTGGGTCACAAAAAGGAACTGGCGGCACAGTAACTAGTAGCGGCGGTTACAC